GGAGGAGTGGCTTATTAGTCCTGAGGAAGCACCTTCTCCGGGGGCTTGGGCGATGTTGGTGTGGGCTGTTGGTAATACCAGCAAGTTCATGGAACAGGTAATTAGAGAGCAGCTTAAAATCAATTCCCAAAAAGAAGTTGACACGTCAATGAAAGCAGTCGATGTGCAGATAGAGCAAATCGAAGAAATGTTACGTGGTATCAAGCAATGAGTTTATACGAGCAAGTCCCTAAAGATTTGGTTGAAAACTTAGAGTACAGGAGAGATTTGTTGAAATGGGCAGATACTCCTGACCGTCAACGAATCCTTTGGACTGCTTGTAAGCATGACATACTGTTTTTCATTAATGCTTTCTGCTGGTTATATGAACCAAGAAGCAGTCGTCTTGTCGGAACTTCAAGTAATGTAATACCCTTTAGAACCTACGACTATCAGGATTTAGCATTTACGCAAATGAATGAAGTCTTAGGTGATAAAGATATTGGTGTTGAAAAGTCACGTGACCTTGGTGCAACGTGGATGTTCCTTACTTTATATTTCTATCACTGGATGTTTAATGATTTCAGTAGTTTTGGAATCATGTCTCGTACCGCTGACCTAGTAGATAAGCCCGGTAAGAAAGACACGTTAATGTGGAAATTAGACTTTCTGCTTAACGGCGATGGAGGGGTAGGGGGATTGCCCGGCTGGATGAAACCTGAGGTTTATCGAACAGTAATGCTTATGGAGAACAAGTCAAACGGTTCTACATTTGAGGGAGCATCGACAACAGAAGACGCTTTCCGTGGTGGACGTAAAAAGTCAATTGCTATAGATGAGTACGCAGCGTTTCCGTCAGGAGATGACTACAAATCTTTAGCTGCTGCACAGCACGCTACCGATAGCCGTATATTTGTTAGTACACCTAAAGGTGCAAGTGGTGCTTACTATGATGTTATGCACACACCCAGTAATATGCTAAAGATTGTTATGGACTGGAAACAGCATCCCGACAGAAAGAAAGGGCTTTACACTAGCAAGGACGGCATTCTTGACATCCTTGATAGCAACTACAATTTCCCTGAAAGCTATGATTTTATTCTGGATGGAAAAGAAAGAAGTCCTTATTACGACAACGAATGCAAACGTCCGGGAGCAACTCCACAATCTATCGCTCAAGAATTAGATAGGGATTATGGCGGTTCTGAATATCAAGTGTTTGGTAAAGAGCTTTATGAATCTGCACAAGAGGATTTGTTGCAGCCTTATTGCCGTGGGATTTTGTATTTTGACGGCGAATCTTTCGAGCCGGACTTTCAGGAAACTGAAGATGGCCCCATTAAAATATGGTGTCATAGAGATGCAGCAGGCACGCCAGTTTCCACTGGCGATTATGTTATCGGTTGCGATGTTGCTGCCGGGCTTGGGGGTAGTTATAGCTCTAATTCTGTTGCTGTTGTGGTTGATAATGTTACGGGTCAGCAAGTGGCCGAATTTGCTTCAAATACGGTAAGACCAGAGGAGTTTGCGGAGCTGGTCGTAGCACTATGCACTTGGTTTAATGATGCCTATTTGATATGGGAGCACAATGGTGCGCCGGGTGGTTCATTTACAAAAAGAGTAATTGATATTGGTTACCCAAAGATATTCTTTCGTGAAGTCGAGGGGAGAGCTTATAGAAAGAAAACGAAGAATCCCGGATTCTTTACAACCGATAAAAATAAACTAGCTCTTTTAGGAAAGATGTCCGGGGCTATACAATCAAAAGAGTATATAGTTAGGAGCAAGCCTCTTCTTGAAGAATGCAGGCAGTACGTTTACAAGGATGGAAAAGTTGTACATTCTCGTAGCGTTAAGACACAAGACGATTCGTCTAAAGGGCAAGCGCATGGTGACCGTGTTATTGCTGCGGCGTTAGCTTGGCATGGTTCTGTTGACAGACCGGCCAATACTAAAATTGACAAAGAAGAGTTTGAACAGATACCTTATGGCAGTATGGCTTGGCGGCTGAAAAAGCATGATGAGCTACAAGCTGCTGAGTTAAATGATGGGTGGTAAGAATGCAATTTAATACCGAGGGACAACGGGCAAAGCTATTAAAAGCTATTGAAGGTTCCAAGCGTGCCTTGCGACCTTTTCGTGATGTACGAAAAAAGTTTATACGTGATTACGCTGGAAGCTACTATGGTTCCGGTTCGGACATGACTAGCGAACGTGAGATTGTGAGTAATCTTATGTACCAAGCAGCCGAAACATACACGATGACACTGGCTGCAAATCGTCCACGAATCTTAGTCACTTCAAAATATCCAGAGTTAACTTGGTTCTCTTACCAATTTCAGCAAGCAACAAACAACTTAATCGAAGAAATACATTTAGAAGAGACTTTGCGTGCCGCTGTCCTTGAAGCGTTTTTCACTCTAGGTGTTGTGAAAGTTTATACCGGAGATGCAGGTCTTGTAGAGCTTAAAGGTGAAGATGAGTGGTTAGACCCCGGAAAACCTTTTGCAGAGAACATTAGCTTTGATGATTTTATTTACGACACGTCTGCACCTACATGGAGCAAGAAAAGATTTGCTCTTAATAAATACAGGATGGGCGTAGACAAGTTTCGTTCAGAACCATCATTCAATAAAAAAGTAGTTAACAAGGTACTGGAAAGCTACGATTACAAATCACAGCATGACGATGAAGGTGAACGCCCTATAAGAAACATGAATACAAATAGCGACGGCGATGAGTTCCGTCCTAGTATTCAGCTAATGGATATATGGCTGCCTAGCGAAAACAAAGTAGTGACAATGTGCTCTACAAGAAATGCTGAACCGCTTAGAGTTGTGGATTGGGATGGGCCAGAGCACGGCCCGTTTCACATCCTCAATCTTGCCGCTGAAGTGCCAGACCAGATTCTGGGTGTGTCTCCCGCTATGAATCTGAAGCCACTGTTTGACATTGTGAATGGTTTGTTGCGAAAACAAAAGCGACAAGCCCAGCGGCAAAAAGACATTCCGTTTTATCAGGCAGGAAGTCACGATGATGCCCGTCGTTTACAGCGAGCTGATGACGGTGAGTGGGTTCAAGTAAATAATCCAGAGTCGGTTAATGTTCTGAAGATGGGTGGTGTAGACCAAGGCAACATGTCCTTTAGTTATGCGATGCAAGAACTGTTCGACCGAATGGCTGGTAACTTACAAGCCATGGCCGGACTTGGCCCTTCTGCTGATACAGCGACGCAAGATAAATTAATCCATGGTGCTATCTCTAAGCGAGAAGCTAACATGCAATACAGGGTAGTTTCATTTACAGAGCAAATCTGTTCAGATTTAGGACGACTGCTTTGGAACGACCCTTTCAAAGAAATGCCTGAACAAAGAGAAATTGAATCTTATAAGTTCGATGTTTCTTGGACACCGGAGAATAGAGAGGGAGATTTCCTTCAGTATAATTTCCACGTGGAACCATTTAGCATGATGTACAAGTCTCCTTCAGAGAGGATGTCTAGCATCAACCAGTTTGTGCAGCAAATGATTATTCCATTGATGCCAAATATACAAGAAGCAGGCGGGCAATTCGACGCTCAAGAATTAATTGAACTTTACGCTGAACTAATGGATGCTCCCCGAATTAAGAATATCGTTAAGTTTGAAAAGCCAAAAGAAGATAGGGCTCCTGCGAATCCAGCAGAACCTGCTCAACCTCCTAGACCTAACGTGACTGTAAGAGAAAACATAAGAAGAAGCGTTCCTACCGGGGGAACTGCTGGGGCTAGGGCTAACGTAATGCAACAAGTGCTAAGCGGTAGTCAACCAACGCCTCAACAAGTTAATATGATGGGGCGACAGCCTGCAACTTAAAGGAGATTAGTATGCCTAAAGTAGGTGGAAAAAAATTTGCTTATACAAAAAAAGGTAAGGCTGCTGCAAAACGGCACGCCAAAAAAACTGGAAAGAAAGTCAGGAGTAAGAAATACTAATGGCTAGAAACAAGTACTATTACCGTAATAAAGACGGCATTCTCGATTGGCATGATACGCCCGCACCAAAGTTTGGTGAAGAGAATAAAAAGAAAGTGGACAGGAACTTCGGTGCCAATGGATGGTCTTCGGGCTTGTCTAGTGTGGCAGCGTCAGTCCATTCCAGTCAAACCGATGAGTTTAGGCAAGATGCCAAAGACCACGGTTTTACTGGGGGGGATTTCAAAAGCGATGGAACGGCTGTTTTTTCCAGCAGGAAAGAACGAGCTAAATACTTAGCCCACCGAGGGTTGTATGACCGTGATGCTAGTTATGGTGACGGTGCACCTCGGAGTTTTTAGGAGGGGATTATGAGCGAAGAAGAAGAAGTAATTGAACTAACTGCTGATGATATGGCAGTTATTGACGATGTAAATGAATCATACAGTACAGAAGAAACTTCTCAGGAAGCAGAATCTGATATTGTAGAATCTGATGTTACATCAGAAGATGAATACAGTGACGTTGAAGAATCCGTTACTGAACAACCTAGTTCTGCTGGATACCCCCGGCATGCACTAGATGATGCAGCAAAGTATTATGGGCTAGACCCGACCAAGTTTAGTTCAGACGAAGCTCTAGTAAATGCACTTGAAGTTGTTGGTCGCAACCAAGGGCAATTGCAAGAGTGGAATCAGTGGTATGAGCAGCAACAACAGCCAGAGCAATACGACTCTGAAGATAATCCTTTTCGGGTAGATTTAGACGAGGATTATGATGAAGGTTTAAGAAACGCTATAGATGATGTGGCTTCAAGAATGAAGCAGCATTATGATAGCCAGATTGAAAATCTTCAACAAACTGTCCAAGGGCAGCAATACTATGTTAATCAAATACAGCAGCAAGAAGAACTTAATCAAGTTACTCAACACATAAATGTGTTTAGCGATTCGGTAAAGCGTCTTCAGAATTCAAATCTTTTTGGTGATGGCGATTATACTTCGCTTCAACCAGAAAGTGCTGAAGCTAAAAACATGGAAGCTGTGTATGACCAAGCTAGTATTCTGGCTACTGGATACCAAGCACAGGGTATGCAAGTTCCTGCTATGGATGATTTAGTCCAGCAGGCATATCATGCTGTTTTTAGTGAACAAATTAACCAACAAGCACAAAGAAGTGCCAATGACCGAATACGCCGAGCGTCTGCTCGGCGGTTGGGTTCCGGTGCGTCAACTTCACCTGTGGCTATGTCAAATGCTTCAGATGACCCGGTTGACAACCCTATCCTCAAAGAGTTTTTTGAAAACGCTATGAGGGAAAACGGTACTCTTTAATTTTTATAAAGGAATCTTGGGATGGCATTATTACCAGACCAGCTCGACGATTTCGTGAATCTTACTCTTGACCAGTTCAAGAAGAAGAAGTGGATTGACTTGTCTCTCGACCAGCAACACCACATTTTTGCACAGAAATTTTTGAGTGGAAGCACACGTGAGCCAGTACGAGGTGGTGTTCAGTTGAACTGGAAAGTTCAAACTAGCAACACAGGTACTGCTAAATTTAGCGAACTGTATAGCGTAGACGCTACGGCTGTTAAAGATTTAACAACTGAAGCAAAGCAACAGTGGACTAAAAGTACGGTCAACTTCAGCTACGATGTAGATGAAGATGCTATGCAGTCTGACCGTGAAACTATTATTCGTGAACTCCAAGTTCGTGAACACTCGATGTACAACGACTGGTTCGAGTTAATGGAGGAAGCTCTCTGGAGCGCACCTGCATCCTCAAGCCAATCACCTCGTCGTCCATCTGGTATTCCTTTCTGGATTCAGAAATCTGCAACAACACCTGCCGGTGGATTTACTGGTGGAGACCCATCTGGGTTCTCGGCTGGA